CCTCCAGGGTCTACCCCAGCCATTCCAGCAGTCTTGCCGTTAGGCACTGTGAAATAGACACAGGAGGGCTTCTGAACAGCATCTAATAACGCTTCTGTAGAATCTACACCATGACCTTCTTCGACCTCTCTACGGTCTTCTGGACGTAAATTAGAGGCCACCTCTTTGGCAGCCTCCAATGTGATAGGATGGATAAATTTAGACACTCGAATAAAACTTATTGGTGTAATCCCCTTCCCATGTCATTGAATATAATGTTAATGGAGTGGGATGTTTTGATTTAAGTGTAAGGGTTGTATTTATATTTCTATCGTATATAGGTATCACTTTCGTTTGTAATTGTAATGTTGGTAGTTCACTTTCTTCTGAGTAATCAGCTATAACTGATTCATGATCTTCAGTATAAGTTGGTTTACCTTTTCGTTTAAGTATTGTTTGATATAAACCAGATGCACCTAAGTTAAGTTTATTCCTATGAAGAACAAGTGAACCTCTGGTATCAGATCTAACTGCATCACCTTGTACACTTGTTGTATATATTCTAGGAAACTCAACTTCCATTTCATATAGTACACCTAATACAACTGTGGTACTAGACCAATCTCCAACAACTTCAACATTACTACCATTGATTGTAACCTCTGCATAACGGCCAACTGGATCAGTACCACCAGTCTCATATAAAACCATATCACCACCTGCTGCCTCAGTAGTCCACCAATTAGTAGGTAATGGGAATGTAGTTTTATTGGTAGAAGCGTTGTATGTATTAGATGCAATACTTACTTCTGTAGCACAATCTAAATAGACTGGGTGTATATTTTCCTTATCAGTAGATGTACCAGTATAAGTTTGTAACGTATCAGAATGTAGCTTAAGATCAAGTTTTATCAGCATACATTTACCATCATCATCTAAGACTAGATATAATGAATCATCTATAATAAAATGATATTGAATATCCCAATGGAATTTCCAAGTAAACCAAGCTTGATGTACTCGCTTATCTGAAGTATTGAAAAACTTATAGCAGTATAAAGTTGTTTTATCTTTTTCACTTAATGCTACAAAACCATTCTCTTTAGATGCTGAAATTATATTTAGATCTTTATCTAGTAACTCACTGACAACTTTACTTTGTTCAATAACATCAGGTTCACCTTCTCTCAGAATCCTAGCCATCTCCATCAATCTACTATGTTGTCCTACATTATCTATAAAACCAACAGTAGTACCAAGTGAAAATGGATTAGTATAATGGTTAAAGTTATAAGCTGATATGAAGTTTATCTTAGCTGTTAAAGGACTTAGTACATCACTATCTGTAGTCAACATGAACTGTTGATTCTTAGTGAATAAAACTAGACCACTATTAACTTGGATACCATCATAAATAATAGCTGGATATTCAGAACTACAAGAAATATCAATTGGATCAGTAGCTGTAAATTGTATTGCAGACTTAGCCCAGAAATTATAAAAGTCTCCAGGTCTAGACATGATTACATTTTCATCACT